CTTGCGGCGGCCGGCCTGGCCACGACCGGCGCGGGCCTCGGGCAGCCGGCGGTCACGGTCGGCGGAGGGCTGCTGGCGGCTTCGCTTGGGGCTGGGCCGGCCAGTCTCGGTCCGGTGCGCTCGGCCAGCGTCACCTGGTGACGGCGCTCGGCCTCGGGACGGTCGGCGCGAGCCTCGGGCAGCCGTCCTTGGCGGGCTCCACCGACCTGCGGGCCGAGGGATTGGCCGGGGGCCCGGTGTCTCTGGGGGCGGCGCTCATGGGCCAGCGCCACGCCCTCGCGGCGCTGGAGCTGCTGGCAGGTCCTGCCGGGATCGGCCTGGCTGAGCTGAGGTCGGGCACCTACGACTGGGAGGCGCTGATCGCGGCGCGGGGGCTGGCGACGTTCGTGGCCGATGCGCGGGCCGTTCTCATGTCGGGCGATGCTCGGGCCATTCCGATGACGGCCGATGCACGGCCGCTGGTCATGACACTGGAGATGCAGCGATGAAGTCAGCCTCGGGGCACACGATCCACCGGACCGACGGCGACACGGTTCCCCTGCTGGTGCGGCTGGCGATGCTGACGGATGGGGGTGAGGTTGCCGTCGGCGATGCGGCCCAGGTCGAGCTGCTGGTCAAGGCCGCCGGGGCGATGCAGGCAATTCCCGGCGTGGCGCGGGGCGATGGGCAGGGTGTCTTCCTGTTCCCGGTCTCGAGCCTGCCCGCCGGCGTCGGCCGCTGGCCCTTCGCCATCCGCGTGGCCGAGGCCTTAGGTGCGGCCGTCTTCGCCCGCGGCACGATCCTGACCGCACCGCTTCTCTAGCGTTGTGAGCGTGGGAGGGCAGGTGGGGTCCGCGGGACCGAAGCGAGTGGTCCCGCGGATGCTGTCGCGAAGTTATGAGGCCCGCGGCAGACGGTCTGGGGATAGCCGTCGGAGTGGCCCATCGCACTGCGGCAGATCGCGCCCGGCATGCAACGAGGGTTTAAACACCCCTTTAAGGCCGCCGAGCGAGGGGCGTTCCAACCAGCTTCAGGAGCGGATAGGGAAGGGCGGCCGCTGCGGGCTGCGAAGATGCGCCGGACGAAAACCCTTCTGCTGCAACTTCTGCTGTCCCGTCCTGCAAGATCTGCTGTCCCGCTACACCCGCTGTAAGGGGACAGTAGAACCTGCAGGAACCCGGAAGACCCCGGGCGACCTCGGAAGAAGGCGGATCAGCGCGGGGAATCAATGCCTTGGTCGGGTGCGCGCCGTGAAAACGGGCGGCGGCGCAAGTCTGGCAGGAAGTCGCCAAACGGGCCCCCGAGCGGCTGATCAGGCCCTCGCACGGCCCGGAAGACCTCTCGGACAAGGCACCGTTTAAGGGGCCGTAAAGCCGAGGTTTTTGGCCGTAGCGGCGGATTCGGTGGGGAGAAGGCAGCCGCCAGATGGGCGGCGGAACCTAGAACTGGACGACTAAGTTGCCAGGGCAGTTCTAGGTTCCGCCTAACGTACTGAAAAGCAACACGAAGGCCATAGGAGAGGCGGCGGTGGCGCTCTGGTGAACCTAGAACTGTTTCCGGCCATGTAGTGGAGTGGCGGCGGGCCACCACCGATTTGGCATAGGCGGATTCGGATACCTTTGCGAGACTGCTGGCAGCGGCCGGACGACTCGGCCGCTTGGTTGAGGGGAGTGTGATGCCAGTTCTGATCTACATGTCATGGGCCGCCTACACGCTGGGCGCGGCCTTGCTCTTGGTGTCTCTCGTGCTGGAGACCTACGTGTTCCTTCCGGCGGCGGTTGCTGCGGGCGTTTGCGGCGTAGCCTTTGCAGTCGGAGCGAAGATCGTTGACCTCCTCACAGAGATCCGGGACCGGTTGCCGGCTCCACAGCCGGCCCAAGTGGCGGAGCTCCCTGAGCAGTCTCCTCAGCCTGTTCGCTCACTGAGCGAGCTTAGCGCTGACCTCGAGCGGAAGCGCGTCCGCGGATAGGCCCTGTTTCCTTTACCGGGCAGGCTATCACCAACTTGCCCGGGCAGCGCGGCGTTGCCTCGCGTACACTTGCCGCGTCTTACCCGGTGGCGGACGCCGGGACACCAGAGGTCAGCACAGGACCGCCGCGATGGTGTTCATGTGGGAGTTCTTGATGGACCCGGGCATCACCTTGCAGCCCGTTGCCTTTTCGATCGCCAGCATATTGCGACCCCAGACGCTCGCATCGAGCGAGGTCAGGCTGTACCTGGACGGATCGTTTGGAAGGGCTTGATAGGTGGAGGCGCTCAGCTTTCGCACCACGAATTCTTCCCCCGAGATCGTGGTCTTCTGCGCGTCAGGGTAGTACTGGTCCATCCGCGTGCAGGACGCTAAGACACCGGCAAAGAGAATGAGCTGTATCGGTTTGATCATAGCACGCACGCTCCTCGTTACTCTCTGTTCGTGTGCCCCCACCACATCACGCGGCCGATAATCGAGACAGATCCGATCTGCCTGAACTCCGGGCCGAACACTGGGTTGTCCGATAACAAAGCCAGCGTCCCGCCTGGCACAAGCTCAATCCGTTTCACCCGCGCGAGCCCGTCATCGAGTATCGCGAAGATCGGTGCCGGTCGCGTGTCCTTGGGACCGCGTGGGCCCCGAGGAGCCTCAGCCCTGGAGCGATCTATCAGAAGCATGTCGCCGTCGTGGATGGTTGGAGCCATGCTATCTCCCGCTGCGCGCGCGAGAACGGCCGAGGAAGCGGACACCCCTATGCGTTGAAGCCAAGAGCGTCTGAACGCGAGGTGGCCAACAAGATCCTCCGTATGGTTTTCCGCGCCGCACCCGGCCGCCAGTTCCACGCGATGCACCGGGATCGGCGCAAAGTCAGTGCCGTCCAGATCCACGCGATGAACGGGAGCGGTGTCACGCGGCGCGCCTATGTAGAATTCAAGCCCCAGGGCGTTGCAGATCTCACGCGCTGTCTCGACCTTCGGGTCCGCACGACGAGCGTCGTTCCGAAGCACATTCCGGAACTTGTCGTACGACACTCCCGACTTCGCCGCCATTGAAAATGGGTTTTCCCCCAGCTCGTCCAGCCGAGATTGAACGATCTCGTGAAAGGGGCGCTCGTCGGCGGTCATGTTGGGAAAATGCCCAAACTCGCAACAGTTGACAATGGGGAATATACCCAAGTATAAATTTGGGTAAATGACCAACAAGGCTACCCATGCAGGCAAACGATCTCCTCACGCTGGCCGAAGTGCTTAGCAGGCACCGCAACTGGAGCCTCTCGACCGTGGCGATCTACGCCTCGAACGACGGGAAGTTCTTCAAGCGTGTCGCCGAAGGCGGTGGCTGCACCCTTCGCACTGCGCAGCGGGTGGTGGGGTGGTTCTCAGAAAACTGGCCCGACGACCTCGAGTGGCCGGCGCACATCGCGCGGCCGAACGGGGCGGCTGCCCCGCCTCGCCCTGGGCGTGGCTCGGCCAGCCGGCACGGCCGGCGCGACAACTCCCGTAAACAGTGAAAGGACCCATCATGACCCGCCTGAACAAGTCCGACCTCGTCAGCACGGTGGCTGAGAAGGTTGGTGTTTCCCGGCTTGCCGTGCAGACCGTGCTCGACGAGGCCGTGGAGCAGATCGCGAACGCGGTCCGCTGCGGCGACAGCATCACGCTGACCGGCTTCGGCAGCTTCAAGCCGCGTCACCGCCCGGCGCGCACCGGGCGCAACCCGCGGACGGGTGAGGCCGTGGCGATCCCGGCCTCGACCTCGATCGGCTTCACTCCCTCGCGGCGCGGGGGCGTGTGATGTTCGCGCTGAACCTGCGCCGCAGGCTGGCGCTGATCATCTGCCCCGAACTCATCGGGCTCACGAATGCCGGCCTCCACGGAGACTCCGAGGAGCGTCAACGCTGGCTTGAGGCCGAGCGCCTACATCGCCTCAAGGTCCGCGAGTACGGCATGTTCGATATCGAGACCGCTCGTCAGACGACGCGAGCGCGGCGTCTAGAAATCGCCGCTGCTCGGCTCAATGTCACAACACGTGACGATGTCGTCGGCAGCGCCGTGGAGCAACACGCGGGCGAGGCTGTTCCCGGCCTGACCAGCGGCCTCGGCTTGGGAGCGTAGCTGATGCACGGTCTCTGCAGCAGATCCCGGCAACAGAAGCTCAACTGCCAGGATATGGCTCAGGACAGTTGCCTCAAGCTTGTTCAGTTTGTTCCTGATGAGTTCCAGGTCCTTTTCGGGCGTGATTGGCATCATGGTCGCTCCGTGGTTGTCAGTCGTCTGGACAGTACCGAACCGACGGCACGTTCCCAACTGGGCCACCCGCCGCAGCATCCCATCCCTTTCTGGCGCGCCCTGGTGCGCCAGCTCACCCGGCTCGAGGACAGCCTGATCGGCGACGCCCTCGGGGTCCTTTTCCTGTTCGCGAGCCTTTGGGGCTTCCTGTGGCTCGCCCCTGTTGTCGAGGAGCTTCTCAAGTGAACAAGCTTGCCACCACCACCACGATCCGCCTCTTCCTGACCCAGGCATTGACGGCCCGTGCCGCTGCCCTTGAGACCAAATCCCTGGTCGAGTCCGATCAGCACTGGAGCCAGTTCGACGAGGCCATCAACCGGCTGCTCGACGCGCTCTCGGTCAGCGAGGAGGCCGGGATGCTTGGCCTGCTGGAGCGGTTCGAGCTGCTCGGGGTCAGCGCGGCCGCGTTCCCTGCCGTGGCGCCGGCTCAGGCCGAACCCGTCGGGGGTGCGCTCTGATGGGGTACCGCGTTGCCCAGCTTTCCCACGGCTTCGCGGTGAAGAACGCCGAGGCCGAGCGCGTGAGTCCGGTCTTTCCGGACAAGGAGGGTGCCCTCGACTGGCTGCTGACGGCGGCCGAGCGCCGGGCGCCACGGGAGCGGCCCTGTCTGGCCTGCCATCGCCCCTTCAAGTCGCAGGGCATTCACGACCGGCTCTGCCCGCATTGCGGGCTGGCCGCGAGCGTGGCGGACACGACCACACACAGCCGGACGGCCGCGCCGCCCCGCCGCCCGAGGGACTGACATGAAAGAACCGAAGCTGCTTTCCACCGACCGCGTGCCGGTGGCCGAGATCGAGACGAAGGGGCGCCTGCGCCCCGTGAGCGAAGCCGGCGTCGAGAGCCTGCTCGCCTCGATCCGCGAGACGGGCGTGATGAAGGACGCCATCCACGTCCGCAAGAAGAAGGACGGGCTGCACCTGATCGCCGGGGGCCATCGCCTCGAGGCGGCGAAGCGCCTTGGCTGGACCGACATCGAGGCGAAGGTCTGGACGGAGGTGACCGACGACTGGGCGCGCCTGATGGAGATTGACGACAACCTGGCCGGTGCCGAGATGAACGCGCTCGACACGGCGGTCTTCCTCGCCGCCCGCAAGGCTGTCTATGAGCGCCTGCATCCCGAGACGAAGCCGGCGACTGGTGCTGCGCTTGCTGCGAAACGTTGGGATGCGGCGGACATCGTGTCCGTCGCATCCTTTGCAACGGCAACGGCCGAGAAGTTTGGCCTGACCGATCGTCATGTTCGGCGAATGATCTCCGCCGGGTCCGCCCTGGGGCCGGATCAGGTGCGCGCGCTGCGGCAAGCGCCGCGGCCGGTGTCGCTGAAGGATCTGACGGAGATCGCGAAGATCACCCAGGCCACCGACCGATATGCGGTGGTGGAACGCCTGTCCTCGGGCCGCGCCAAATCGGCGGCCGAGGCGATGCGCAGCCTGCGGCAGGGGGCGGGTGACGAGGGCGCCGTTAAATCCCCTGTTGATGAGGCCTTTGCGGCCCTCCTGAAGGCATGGAAGCGGGCGCCGGCCGCGGCGCGGCGGCGCTTTGTCACCGAGCAGTATTCTGATCTCGCCGCCCTGCTGGCCGAGATTGACGGCGAGGGCGATGACGTCGAGCGGAGGGAGCGGTGACAATCTCTCCGGACAAGGTGTGGTGGACGGCGACCGAGATTGCGGTTGCCAGACTGCCCGATCTGCCTACCAGCCAGAAGGGCGTCGATCTTCTGGCGAAGCGTCTTGGCTGGCGCGCGCAACCGAGCCTTGCCCGTCGGCGCGCCGGTCGCGGCGGCGGCTGGGAGTACAGCTGGCAGCTGTTCCCGCTGACCGCGCAGCGCCAGCTGCTCACCCACGCCAAGCCGCCGGCCGCTGCGGTGCCTGCGGCGCATGTCGATCGGGATGAGGCGTGGAGCTGGTATGAGACCCTGCCGCAGGCGGTGAAGGACAAGGCCGCGGCGCGGCTCGCGATCATCCAGAAGGTCGAGGCTCTGGAGCCGATGGTCGGGCGCTATCTGGCCGTGGATCAGGTGGCCCGGATCTCGAAGGCGGGCGAGCGCACGATCTGGAACTGGCTGGGGCGGATCGAGGGCGTGCGCCCCGATGACCGGCTGCCCTATCTGGCGCCCCGCCACCGGGCCTCCCAGGCGCGGATCCGCACGAAGGACTGCGATCCGGAGTTCATGGACCTGCTCAAGTCCGACTTCCTGCGGCTCGCGGGGCCGAGCTTCGCCACGTGCTACCGCCGCCAGCTGCGGGTGGCGCAGGGCAGGGGGCTGGAGACGCTGCCGTTGAAGACGGCGCAGCGCCGGCTGAACGCCACCGTGAGCCGGGTGACGCAGGTCCTCTGCCGCGAGGGCATCGAGAAGGTGAAGCGGCTCTATCCGACGCAGCGGCGGGACAAGACGGCCCTGCATGCGCTGGAGGCGGTCAATGCCGACTTCCACAAGTTCGACGTTTTCGTGCGCTGGCCGGCCGAGGGAGGCCAGCCGTCGTTTGTAGGGCGCCCGCAGATGGTGGCGTTCCAGGACATCTTCTCGGGGCGCATCCTCGCCTGGCGTGTGGACCAGACCCCGAACTCGACGGCCGTGCTGCTCGCCGCCGGCGACATGATCGAGGACTGGGGCATTCCCGTGCATGTGCTTCTCGACAACGGGCGCGAGTTCGCGGCCAAGGTGGTGACCGGCGGCGCCGCGACCCGTTACCGTTTCAAGGTCAAGGAGGACGACGTTCCGGGCCTCTTCACGGCCCTCGGCTGCGAGATCCACTGGGCTACGCCCTACAGCGGCCAGTCGAAGCCGATCGAGCGCGCCTTCCGCGACATGTGCGATGCGATCGCCAAGGATCCGCGCTTCGACGGGGCCTGGACCGGCAACAAGCCCGAGGCCAAGCCGGAGGACTATGGCAGCCGTGCCGTGGATCTCGAAGACTTCCTGCGGGTGCTGGCCGAGGGGATCGAGGAGCACAACACCCGGCAGGGGCGGCGGTCGGAAGTGGCCTATGGCCGGAGCTTCGCGGACGTCTTCGACGAGAGCGACGCGAGCGCCCCGATCCGGAAGGCGACCGAGGCACAGCGCCGTCTGTGGCTGCTCGGCGCCGAAGGGCTGCGGCTCAACACCCGGACCGGCGAGATCGCCTTCCAGAACAACCGCTACTGGGCGGAGTGGATGCAGGACGTGGCGGGCGAGCGCGTGGTAGCCCGCTTCGACCCTGCCGACCTCTGGTCGGGCCTGCACCTCTACAGCCAGGACGGCGCCTATCTCGGCCATGCCCCGGCGACAGACCGGAGCGGGTTCTTCGATCTGGAGGAGGCCCGCATCACGGCCCGCGCCCGACGCGCCTGGCTGAAGGCCGAGAAGGAGGCCGCCAGCGCCCACCGCCGCTACACCGCCGCCGAACTCGGCCGCCAGCTGGACGAGGTGAGCCCGATCGAGCCGCCGAAGCCCGAGGCGAAGGTGGTCCGCATGGTGAAGGCCAAGGGGCCTGCGCCGGCCACCGCGCAGCCCGCTGCCGCGCCGAAGGCCTCGGCCACCGTCACCCCCCTTCCGCTCCGGCCGCAGGTGCCGGCTGCGGAGGAAGCCCCCCGCGTGCGCTTCAAGCGCGCGCTCGACCTCGAACGCGCGCTCGAGCGTGGCGAGGAGATCACCCGCGATCAGCGCAAGTGGCTCGCGGGCTACCAGACCAGCTCGGAGTACCGCTCGGAGCTGATGCTGTGGCGTGTCCACGGCGACCAGATGTTCGGATGACCAGCCGGGCAACCGGCCAACAAACGTGAATGTGAGGACTGAGCATGGATGCTCTCTACGACAGCGTTGCGCCCCTGCGGAACGTTTCGGCGCTGATGACCCTCATCGACCGGGTCCAGAGGCGCGCCTTCGGTCTGCCGGGGATGGCGACCTACTACGGGCCCTCGGGCTTCGGGAAGTCCACGGCCGCGGTCTATGCCACCAACGCCTTCGGCGCCTGCCACATCGAGGTGCAGCCGCTCTGGCGGTCGAAGCAGCTGCTGGCGGGCATCGCCCATGAACTCGCCCTGAGGCCGGCCCGGACCGCCCCGGACATCTTCGAGCAGGTGGCGCGCGAGCTGTCGGTCCACCAACGCCCGCTGCTGGTGGACGAGGCCGACCGGCTGATCCGCGACGACATGGTCGAGGTGGTGCGCGGGCTTTACGAGGCGTCGAACGTGCCGGTGATCCTGATCGGCGAGGAGGAGCTGCCGACCAAGCTCATGAAATGGGAGCGGGTCCACGGGCGGATGCTCGACTGGGTGGGGGCGCAACCGGCCGAGATCTCGGACGTCAACCAGCTGGCGCCGATCTATGCCGCGGGCATCGAGATCCGCGACGAGCTGAAAGAGCGTCTGCTGGAGCAGTCGAGCGGCTCGATCCGCCGCGTCTCGACCAACCTCAGCCATGTCCGCGAAACGGCCGTAACGCAGGGCTGGACGAAGGTCGGCCTCGCGGAGTGGGGGGCGAGGCCCTTCTTCCGGGGCGAGGCCCCGCCGCCGCGGCGTGAACATGCGGTCGAGCGTTCGCGGCAGCAGGCCGCGGCTCGGACGGCCCGGAGGGCGTGATCATGCTGATGGGGGCACATCAGACCATGACGGCAAAGCGCCGTCCGGCCGTCGAGGCGAAGGCGTGGGACTTCGCGCTGCGGGTCGAGGTGTTCGGCTATGCCGAGATCTCGGCCGAGATGACGATCAGCATGGAGGCGGCGCGCGACCTCGTGCGCGGATGGGAGGCCGAGGGGCGCATCCGCGTCCAGCGCGGCGGCAGCGGGGCCTCGCGGAAGATGTTCGAGCTGACGCCGGCCTACCGCCAGCCGAAGGACCGCTCCGGCCAGATCGGCCAGCAGATCTGGACCGCCATGCGCGGCCTGAAGACCTTCACGCCGGTGGATCTTGCCGCGCACTGCCGCGCGGACCTGCGGGTGGATCTGCGCGAGGCCAGCGCCTATTGCCAGGCGCTCCTCAGGGCGGGCTACCTGCGGGTGACCCGGACGGCCGTGCCGGGCCAGCGCGAGGCGACCTATCAGCTGGTCAGGAACACGGGGCCGCGCGCCCCGCGCGAGCGGCGTATCACCACTGTCTGGGATCCGAACGAGAGCGCCTTCGCCTACATTCCGGGCGTGGCGCCCCGGAAGGGTGGTGCGCAATGAGCGGCCCCCTCGACATCGCCCGCGAGGCATGGGGCGATGACATGCCCGACTGGATCGAGACGCTCGCGATCGAGTGCGGCAAGACCAGCCAGAACAAGGTGGCAGCCCGCCTGGAGCGCAGCGCCACCATGATCAGCCAGGCGCTGCGCCGGAAGTACCAGGGCGACCTCGAGGCGTTGGCCGAGCGGGTGCGCGGCGTCTTCGAGGACGCGGTGATCCGCTGCCCGGCTCTCGGGACCATGCCCGCCCATGTCTGCCAGGACTGGCGCGAGAAGACCCGCACCTTCCAGACCGGCAACCCGCTGCGCGTCCGCATGTACCGCGCCTGCAGCCTGTGCGCGCGCAACACGGCCCGCGAGAAGGAGGAGGGGCGATGATCACGGACCTTCCGATCCTTCCTGCCGGCCACCGCCTGCAGGCCGAGGCCATCCTTGCGGCCGTGATCTCGAAGACCGGCATCGGACGCGAGACCCTGCTGAGCCGGAGCGGGACCTACCATCAGGTGATCTGGCCGCGGCACGAACTCACATGGCTTCTGCACGAATATGCGGGCCTCAGCCGCAATGCGATCGGGCGGCTGATGGATGGCCGGGACCCGACCACCATCCGGAACTCCCTGCGCAAGGTGACCCAGCGGGCCTCCGAGTGCCCGGATTACCGGGCGCACCTGGTGGAACTGGCGCAGGCCGCGATTTCCGGCCCGGCGTCCTCTGCGGGGGCAGGGGGCGAAGACCTGCCGATCACCCTGATCCGTGGCGTTCTCGCCAGCCCGACGCTGTCGGATGCCGACGCACGCGCCGCGGCCACCGCCATCATGGAGCGCTTCTATGGCTGATCATCCTTTGCCTGACGACGTCGCGGCCGAGCCTGGCCGCTTCAGCCGCCCCGAGGTGGAGCGCGCGCTGCGCGTCATCCGGGCGGAGCGGGATCTCTTTCAGGCGCTCCTCTGGCAGGTGACCCGCTCCACTCCGCGGGCCGCCACCCACCCTGTAACTGCTCGTTAAAGGACCCTTCAATGACCGAGATGATGTCCCGTTTCACGCCCGCGCCGCTGCCTGCCGGAACCGTCGAGATCGAGGGAAAGACCTACATGCGCGACGCCACCGGCGGCCTGCGCCCGAAGGAACTGGTGAAGGCCTCCGACCAGCTGATCGACGAGACGGTGCGCCGGATCATGGGCTTCGCCGTCGCGCTTTCCGAACAGGTCGCCCGGTTCAAGGGTCACACCTTCGACGACATCGGCGCGCTGACCGCGCTCCTCGACCAGGAATACGGCGTCAAGGTCGGCGGCAAGAAGGGCAACATGACCCTGACCAGCTTCGACGGCCTGATGCGCGTCGAGATCCGCGAGCAGGATTGCCTCGACTTCGGCCCCGAGCTGCAGCAGGCGAAGTCCCTGATCGACGAGTGCCTGACCGAATGGGCCGCCGACAGCCGACCCGAGATCCGCGACATCGTCACTCGCGCCTTCAACACCGACCGGCCGGGGCAGGTGAACCGCTCCGAGATCTTCATGCTGCTGCGCCTCGACATCGCGGACGAGCGCTGGCAGGCCGCCATGCGCGCGATCCGTGATGCCATCCGCGTGGTTGGCTCGAAGACCTATGTGCGCTGCCAGATGCGCTCGGCCTTCGACGGCGCCTGGGAGACCGTCACCATCGACCTCGCCAAGGCGTGAGGCGGCCATGCTGGGCTTCATCGCGCTGATCTTCTCGGCGGCGACGACGATGATCGTCTCGACGCTGCTGTTCGTCACCGCCGGCAAGGCGGTCGAGGCGGACGATCACTCGGAGGTCCGCCAGACCATGCGTCTGGCGGGCGCCGTGCTCGCGCTGCAGGCGGTCCTGTGGATCGCCGCCGGTTCCCAGCTCTGGAGGGGGTGAGCCATGATATACCTCGCCGACGACAGCAAGCTGATCCTGAAGTCCTATTCCGCTACCACGAAGGGACCGAGGTCGACGATCCGTATCGAGATCGAGACGGAAGATACCTATGAACTTGGCTTCCTGCTCCGCGAGCTTCGCCAGGTGCAGGATCAACAGCGAAGCAAGGGCCAAGCCGTGAAGGCCGCCAAAGGCCGTCGTCTGCTCGCGCTCCCGAAACCGGAGGGCCGGCCGTGACACGCACCCTCCAGAAGCTGATCCACGTCGGCTGCCGCGAGCTGGGGATCGATGCGGAGACGCGCCGCGATCTGCAGCTGGTGGCGACCGGCAAGGCCAGCATGTCGGACATGACCGAGGCTGAGCTGCAGAAGGTGGTCGAGGCACTGAAGGCCCGGGGTTTCCATCCCGAACGCTCGGGCGGCTTCGCCCGGCCCGTCTCGCCGCGGGCCGACATCCGCTTCATCCACGTTCTCTGGCGCCAGCTGGCGCTGGCGGGCGCGTTGAAGGTCACTGGCCGGAAGGGCCTGAACGCCTTCATCCGGGCCCGGTTCGAGAAGAAGTGGGGCGCCGTGCCGCTCGACGTCGATGCGCTGCGCGACCCGGCCCAGATCAATGATGTCACCCGCGCCCTGAAGGATTGGTGCGCGCGGGTCGGGGTGAAGCTGACATGAGCCGGACGCCGCCGCACATCACGGATCATGCCCTGATCCGCTATCTGGAGCGGGTCGTGGGGCTCGATCTCAGCGCGCACCGCCGCGCAATTGCCGATCGGGTGGCCAATGCGGTTGCCCTGGGCGCGTCGGCCGTGGTCAGCGAGGGCTTCAAGTACATGCTGACCGACTCTGCCGTCACCACGGTCAGACGGGCGCATTCGGAGCGTCGTCTGCCGGCCTGGCAGGAGGGGCGCTGCCCGGACTGCCGTCGCCGACCGGGAGAGCGGCATGCTCCGACCTGTTCCTCCTGCGGTGACGTGTCATGAGCTGGCCCTTCCAGACGCTTACCCCCATGAAGTACGGCGCGATCCTCGCCGATCCGCCGTGGCAGTACCGCATGTGGTCCGAGGCCGGGCATGCGAAGAGCCCCGAGGCGCACTACGCCACCGCAGGCGAGGACTGGATCGCAGGGCTGCCCGTCTCGCACCTCGCGGGGCCCGACTGCCTGCTCTTTCTCTGGACCACCTGGCCGCACCTGCCGCAGGCGATGCGCGTCATGAAGACCTGGGGCTTCCGCTATGTGACCGGGGGCAGCTGGAACAAGCGCACCGCGGGCGGCAAGACCGCCTTCGGCACGGGCTACATCCTGCGCTCGGCCTCCGAGCCCTATCTCGTGGGCAAGATCGGCGCGCCGCAGATCGCCTCGCGGTCCTGCCGGAACCTGATCGACGCCGAGGAGATCCCCGACACGATCGAAGCGATCCGCCGCGAGCATTCCCGCAAGCCGATCCAGATGCGCCAGATGATCGAGACGCTGCTGCCGCGCGCCTATGCCTGCGAACTCTTCGCCCGCGAGCCGTGGCCCGGCCAGGATGTCTGGGGCAACGAAACGGAACGTTTCGCGGCGGGGGAGGCACCGGCCGCATGACGCACCTTCCGCCTCCGCCCCAGCATGTCGAACCGTTTGTCCGCGTCCTCGGTCCCGAGGGCGCTGTCGAGTTCCTGCTGGCCTTCGGAGGCGGCGAGATCTACCTCGCGGCCACACCCAAGGGCCGCTCGCGTCTCGTGGAGATGGTGGGGGTCGAGAAGGCCGCGGCGCTGGCGGACGCGGTCGGCCAGATGAAGCTGCGGGTGCCCACCGCCAAGCCCTGGATCGCCCGCTGCCTACGGGCGCAAGGGCTGGCGATCGCCGAGATCGCCCGCCGGCTGCATGCGACGGACGTGTCCGTCAGGCGCTGGCTGAAAGGCGAAGATCCGCAGCGCGGCGTTGACCCCCGCCAAGCGTCGCTCTTCTGACCCGTACAGCAACCATTGACTAGCCGGCCGATCTGAGTGGCTCGGGCATGACGGCCTGATCCGGCTGAACACTCCTCCCCGCGCCGTGGAAGGAGAAGAGCATCTGGCGCTGACGAAAAATCTCGCGCGGGTCCAGATAGCCGGATGTTGCCTTGCCTTTGCGTCGGCCTGCCGCCGCGGCCGACACGCTGTCGAACATCAGCGGCACCTGAATGGTCTTACCTGCGAAGATGTCCGCCACCGACAGGATCTGGACGGCTGGTATCTCACCATACATCGTCTGGATTGTTCCCGCCCGTCGGGCCTCCTGGATCATCCCGTCCGTTGGCTCTCGCGCACAGAGCAGCACGGCGATCGCCGAGGGGTCGCGGTTCATTGTGCGCTCCCGGAAGAGGGTCCCTGTCAAGTCCCGAACCATCCCAGGATTGATATTGCGCCCTGCCTTCACCGACACGATTCCTCGGCTATGTTCGTCGCGTCCATGCATGAAGTAGAAGTATCCGTCGATCCCTCCGTCGTTCCGATACCGTCCCGAGTGCATCGCGCCGACACGCGAGACGGCCCACTCCTCGAACTTGAACGGATCCTTGGCGGCCAGCCAGTGTGCACCCTCTGGGCTTGTCGGCAGGCCGAAAACGTCGAATTCGATTGATGGAAACGCGCTCCTTAGGCGGTCCCCGACGATCTGCATGGCCTGCACGGCAACATCTATTCCAATCCAGCGTCTGCCGAGATTCTGCGCAGCATGGAGTGTCGTGCCACACCCACAGAACGGATCCAGTATGACGTCCTCCGGGTCTGAAGACGCGCCCAGAATGCGCTCAAGAAGCGCAACAGGCTTCTGGGTTGGGTACCCCAGGCGCTCGCGTGCCTGCGAGTTTAGAGGAGGGATGTCGTCCCAGAGGTTGTGGATGGCGCGGCCTGGACTTTCGTCGAGATACAGCTTGAGCCTGATGCGACCCGATGGGTCCTTCGGGAAGTACAAGCGGCCCTGCGCATCATATTGTTCCATCAGCTCCCGCGAAATCGACCACCCATTCGGGTGTGGCTGATAGCCTCTATATTCGTATTTGAGATTAGGGCGATCAGCGGGGTTGCGCAAATCGCGTGTGGTAAACCGACGTCCGTCCGGATCCGTATAGGTGTATTTTTTCGCGATGTTCTCGTCGCTGAGGGGGACATAGGGCTTGTTCCATCGAGGGGTGCTGCCCTTGCTAAAGTAGAGGATAGTGTCGGTCACGTCGCCGTAGTTGGCCGAAACGTTCCCGTGTGAGCTGGTCCGCTTCCATACGATCTCATTGTGGAACCTAGCGGCCCCGAAAATTGCGTCTAGCAGTACCTTGAGGTAGTGGCTCGCTGTCGGATCGCAATGCAGGTAAATGCAGCCATTCGGCTTCAGCGTACGATGAAGTTCGACCAGTCGAGCGGTCATCATCGTGAGGTAGGCCAGCATGTCGTTCTCGCCGAGGATACGGCGCAAGGCGGTCAGAACCTCGCTGGCCTTGCCGCCGGAGGACGTGATCTCGCGGAACTGGGCGTCGGCCAGCTCGCCCCAGCTCCACGTGTCTTCAAAGGTCGCAATCTGTGCGTCTGACCACCGCTTTCGATCCGGCGACTTGAAAAGCAGATTGTACGTGGCGTTCGAGTTGAACGGCGGATCCAGATAGATGAGGTCGACGCTCTCGTCCGCAATATACTCGCGGAGTACGTGGAGGTTGTCGCCGAAGTAAAAGGCGTTTTTCATCATAATCCCTCGTCATCCCCCCAGATGACCACCAGAGCCTGCCGCGATTCGCACTTAAATCAACCTAAGGCTCTGCATGGCTCCGCATCCTCACAGTGGTTGATCCATAATTGCCACAGATCCTTGATTTCCATGTTCGTCTAACGGGGATTCCGTCCGTCGGTCGCGGTCGCCACCGCACACCGTTGCGGATGTTTCGAGCCTCGCGCGCGCGCGAAAGTGGCCTCGATCGGGGCCGGCCAAGGCCCCTGCGAGGGGCCTTATGCGTATCGAGAACCACCGTCTTTCCGGCGTCGCCTTCCTGCAGGCGAAGAACATTGGCCGCGAGATCGTTCCGGAGATCGTGATCCTCCACGACACGGCGAGCCGGATCACCAAGGGATCGGCCGCGACGTACCTTGCCAGCGCGCCGAACGGTGTTTCGGTCCACTTCGTCGTCGAGATCGACGGCACGGTCGTCCAGCAGGTCCCCACCAACCGCCGCGCGGGGCACGCCGGCAAGTCGAGCTTCCACGGTCGAACCGGCTGCAACGACTTCTCGATCGGCATCGAGATCGTGAACCCCGGCCACATGACGCGCCTCTCCGATACCCAGTGCGCCACCTGGTACGGCGAGACTTTCGCCACGAACCTGTTCGGCATCCGGGAGGTCGAGGCGCCCCAGCACGGCCGCGGCCTCTGGATGCCCTATCCCGAGGCGCAGATGACGGCGGTTCTGGATCTGCTGCGGGCGCTCTTCGACGGCATCCCGACGCTGCGCGACATCACCACCCACTGGTATGTCTCGCCGGGGCGGAAGGTCGACACGAACCCGCTGTTCCCGCTCGAGCACGTCCGCGCCCGCATCCTCGGCCGCGACGATCCCGCTGACGCCGAGGCCGAGGCCTTCTCGGAAGCCGTGAAGCTGACCGCCCGCGATCCCAGGATGGTTGTCGTGGATACCAGCGGCGACAGCCTGAACCTGCGCCGCTGGCCCTCCTTCAACCCGAACGTCCTTTCCCGCATCCCCGACGGCACGCCGGTGCCGGTGCTGCGCCGCGGGACCTTCGACGGCCGCGAATGGCTGCAGGTGGCCTACGGCGGCCACGAGGGCTGGATCGTCGCCGCCTACACCGCCCATTTCCTGCCCGCCTGAACGGAGCCTCACATGCGACTGCCCAACGCCCCAATCATCGCTGCGACTGTGACCAGTGCCGCGCTGCCCGCGCTGCCGATCTGGCAGGCGCGGAGCTTCTATGCACAGATCCTGCTGATCGTCTCGGTCGCCCTGAACGCCTTCGGCATCGACCTCTTCCGCACGCTCGGCGAGATCGGCTGGGGCAGCACCCCCGAAGAGGTGATCGCCACCGGCGACCGTGCCGTTGCCGCGTGGCAGCAGATCGCGCCGCTGGTCTTCGGTCTCTGGGCGTGGATCGAGCGCCGGGCGCCGAACTTCCGGCTGGTCTGGTGGGGCGCCCGGGTGCGGACCAGCACGGCCGCCGCGGTGATCATCGCGCTTCTCTTCGCGGGCCTCGTCCCGGCGACCGTGCCCCCCGATGCACCGGGCGCTCCTATCATGATGATCCGGGGGCTCGCGTGACCAGCTCGTCCGACCTTGGGCCGCTCCTTGCGCTGGTCCTGACCGCCCTGTCGATCCTGAACATCCTCTACACCTGGTGGCGGACGCGGGACCAGAACGTGGAAAGCCGGTTCAAGGCCGGGAGCGAGCGGATGGACCGGCTCGACTCGCGCCTCGCCAGTGTCGAGCAGACCCTGCGCGCCCAGCCCACCAAGGAGGACATGCACGCCCTGCACCTCGCGATGCGGGACATGCAGGGCGAGTTCAAGGCCATGTCCGCCACGATGGAGGGCAACAACAAGATCATGTCGCGTCTCGAGGCGATCGTGGCGCGGCACGAGGACCACCTGCTTGGGGGAGCGCGATGAGCGACTATGCCGAAACCCTCCGCCGCCACCGCCGGCTGGCGATCCTTCGTTTCCTGGAAGAGAGCCCGACCTACACGTCGAACGCCTCGGTGCTGACCGACGTGCTGAACTCGAACGCGATCGGCATCGACACGTCGCGCGACCAGACCGCGACCGAGCTGGCCTGGCTGGCCGAGCAGGGCTTCGTGACGCTGGCCGGCTCGCGCGAGTTCTGGGTGCCGACAGCGACCGCCCGCGGCGTCGACATCGCGCTCGGGCGCGCGACGCACCCCGAGATCCAGCGGCCGGGCCCGAGGCGCTGACATGCCGCCGCCCCGCAAGATCGACCTCCTGCCCGTGGAACTGCGGGCCTGGCTCCAGGAGGAGCTGCGCGCCCGCGGCTTCGGCCAGTACGAGGAGCTGGCCGAGGCGCTGAACTTCCGGCTGGAGGAGGCCGGGCTCGACCTCAGGATCCGCAAGTCGGCGCTCCATGACTTCGGCTCCGAGTACAAGGAGTTCGTGAAGCTCCAGGAGCAGGCGTCGGACTGGGCCAAGGAGTGGCTGGGCGACATGGGGCTCGAGGACCAGGCGCAGCGCCAGAACGTCCTCTTCCAGATGCTGACCACGCTCGCCTTCAAGGTCATGCAGGCAGAGGTGACGAAGGAGGGCGCCGAGATCAGCCCGCAGAACCTGCACTTCCTCGCCCGCATGATGAAGGACGTCATGAGCTCGTCCGGCATCGTCCAGGCGATGCAGGAGAAGGAGAAGAAGGCGCAGGTGGCCAAGCTCGATGCAGCAGTTACGAGCGGCGACATCGACGCCGAGGCGGCCGAGAAGGCCCGCCGCATCCTCGGGTTCGCTTAGGAGGAACCATGGCCTGGGAACTGGAAGCCCCCGCCCGCCGCGTCGCCGAGATCCTGTGGAGCGAAGGCCAGCAGCGTCTGCCGGCCGAGATCATGAGGATGGATGACGGCAGCGCCGCCCTCATCGTGGATCTGGACGGGGTCGATTACTGCCTCCTGATGGTGCGCGTGCCGAGGCAGCGGCCCCGGCCGGCGTCCAACTGAAGGTGCGGGCATGAGCGCCCTCAACCCGATCTCGCCCGTCGTCCAGTTCCTGCCCTACCAGCGGGCCTGGATCGCCGACGACAGCCGGTTCAAGATCGGCATGTTCAGCCGCCAGACCGGCAAGACGTTCAGCACCTGCGGCGAGTGCGTCGACGACTGCTTCACCGCCTGGAAGGATGACCGGAAGACCCGGTGGGTGATCCTGTCCCGCGGCGAGCGGCAGGCGGCCGAGGCGATGACCGAGGTGATCAAGCCGTTCACGCGGGCGTTTTACGAGGTCTATAACACCCTCGTTAAAGGGGGTGAGCCGCGCTTCGAGGAGGGCGAGTTCCGCGCGCCCCAGGAGAAAGGGCCGGACGCCGTCTACAAGGCGCTGGAGGTGGCCTTCCCGAACGGCAGCCGCATCACGGCGCTGCCCGCGAACCCCGACACCGCCCGCGGCTTCTCGGCCAACGTGATCCTCGACGAGTTCGCCTTCCACGCAAAGAGCCGCGAGATCTGGGCCGCGCTCTTCCCGGTGATCTCGAAGGGCCGCCAGAAGCTGCGGGTGATCTCGACCCCGAACGGCAAGGGCAACAAGTTCTACGAGCTGATGACGGCCGAGGGCTCGGTCTGGTCGCGCCACATCGTCGACATCTACGAGGCGGTGCGCCAGGGCCTCGACCGCGACGTGGACATGCTGCGGGCGGGCATGGCCGACGAGGACGCCTGGGCGCAGGAATACGAGCTGAAGTGGCTCGACGAGGCCAGCGCCTGGCTCGACTACGACCTGATCTCGTCCTGCGAGAGCAACAGCGCCGGCATCCCCGACCTCTACATGGGCGGGCCGTGCTTTGTTGGTGTGGACATCGCGGCCCGGAACGACCTCTTCGTGATCTGGGTCGTCGAGCAGGTGGGCGACGTCCTGGTAACGCGCGAAATCATCGCCCGCCGCCGGATCTCGTTCGCCGAGCAGGATGCGCTGCTCGACGACGTGATGCGCCGCTACCGAGTGATCCGGGTCCGCATGGACCAGACCGGCATGGGCGAGAAGCCGTTCGAGGATGCCAAGCGCCGGCACGGGCAGCTGCGGGTCGAGGGCGTGCTCTTCTCGGCCGCGATCAAGCTGGGCCTCGCCACCTCGCTGAAGGAGTCGATGCAGGACCGCAAGACCCGGATCCCTGCCGGCGACCCGGTGCTGAGGGCGGACCTGCACTCGATCAAGAGCCAGGTGGGGATCACCGGCGCCCGCCGCCTGATCGCCGACGGGGACTCGGACGGCCACGCCGACCGCTTCTGGGCGGGGGCGCTCGCCGTCAGCGCGGCCGAGACGGGGGTGCAGGAGTTCGGCTACCGCGGTGCCTCCGAGGCGGCCCCGGCCGAGGGGCCGGACGAGGAACCGGCCGCCTCGGGCCGCTGGTGGCGCCCGCCGCTGGGTGCAGCCCTGCGGGGAGGCCTCTGATGGGCCGCCGTCAGGATCTGGAGGCGGTCGTCCGCGCCTACGCCGCCGCCGCGGCGGCCAAGCGCCGGATGAACGCCTTCACGCCCACCCGCACCCTGAGGGAGGCGGATCGCCGGCTCTGTGCCGGCTGGCGGTCCCTGGCCGCGCTGCGCCCGAGGATGCCGATCGAGGATGCGGCCCGGCTGCCACGGCACCTGATGGAAGCCTACGTCACGCTGACCGGTCTTCCCGGCGAGCTGGCCTCGATGATCGAGCATGGCGTGGCCGTCGAGATCGTCCTCGCCTCGCCCCAGTTCGCGCTGCTCGCCGCCCTTGCCCCCGAAACCCCCGTTGCCGGAGCCTGACATGGCCAAGACACCCGTCCTTCTCGACCGCTGGGGCAAGCCCGTGCAGCGCGCGGTCCTGACAGAGGAGATCTCGGCCGCCACCCTGGGCAGCGTGCGCAGCCCGATCACCGGCTATCCGGCCGACGGGCTGAACCCGGTGCGGCTGGCCTCGATCCTGCGGGAAGCGGACGCGGGCGACCCGGTGCGCTATCTCGAGCTGGCCGAGACGATCGAGGAGCGCGACCTGCACTATCTCGGCGTCCTCGGCACCCGGCGCCGTTCGGTCAGCCAGCTCGACATCACGGTGGAAGCGGCCTCGGACGACGCACGCGACGTCGAGATCGCCGACATGATCCGCGACTGGCTCACGCGCGACGAGCTGTCCGACGAGCTCTTCCACATGCTCGACTGCATCGGGAAGGGCTACAGCTTCACCGAGATCATCTGGGACACCTCCGAAGGCCAGTGGCGCCCGGCGCGTCTGGAGTGGCGGGACCCGCGCTGGTTCCGCTTCGACCGGGCGGCTCTGACCACGCCGCTGATGCTCGGCCCGCACGGCGAGGAGCTGGAACTGACGCCGTTCAAGTTCATCTTCGCCGAGGTGAAGGCCAAGTCGGGGATCGCGTTGCGGTCGGGTCTCGCCCGGGCCGCGGCCTGGGCGTGGATGTTCAAGGCTTTCACCCAGCGCGACTGGGCGATCTTCACCCAGACCTACGGCCAGCCGCTGCGCCTGGGCAGATACGGCCCCGGCGCGTCCGAGGAGGACAAGGCCACGCTCTTCCGGGCGGTCGCAAACATCGCCGGCGACTGCGCGGCGATCATCCCCGAGTCGATGATGATCGACTTCGTCGAGACGAAGTCGGTGGGCGCCACGGCCGACCTCTACAAGCAGCGGGCCGACTGGCTCGACCAGCAGATCTCGAAGGCGGTGCTCGGCCAGACCGCCACGACCGATGCCGTGACCGGGGGGCTGGGGTCCGGGAAGGAGCACCGGCAGGTGCAGGAGGACATCGAGCGCGCCGATGCGAAGGCGCTGTCGGGCATCCTGAACCGCGACCTGATCCGGCCCTGGGTGGATCTGGAATACGGGCCCCAGGCGCGCTACCCTCGGCTCAAGATCGCGCGGCCGGAGCCCGAGGATCTGAAGGCGATGGCCGAGGCGCTCGCAGCCCTCGTGCCGATCGGCCTCAGGGTCAGCCAGAAGAAGACCCGTGACCGTTTCGGCTTCGACGAACCCGAAAACGACGCCGATGTGATGGGAGGAGCGCCCGCCGCCGTACCCGTCGAGGCACCCCCGGGCGCGGATCGGCCGATTAAACGGTTTTCCGGCGTTTTTAAAGGGGGCGAGCCCCCGGCGCGACCCGAGACAGCCCTGCAGGCGGAAGCGGCTCCAGCGGCCCTCTCAGCGAGTGACGATCCGGCGGCGCTTCTGGCGGATCGGCTGGCGGCCGAGGCGGCGCCGGCCATGGGCGCGATGATCGAGCGGGTCGAGGCGATGCTGGCGGCCGCGGGTTCGCTGGCCGAGTTCCGCGAGATGCTGCTCGCGGGCTTTCCCGGGATCGACGCGGGCGACCTGGCCAACGTGATGGCGCAGGCGATGATGGCCGCCCATGCCGGGGGGCGTGCGGCCGCGGAGGATGCCGGTGCCTGATCTCGCGGCCATCTTCCGCCGGCCGTTTCCCGAGCAGGCCGCGGCCTTCCGGCTCCGGCTCGGGAACCTCGTGCCGACCGCGCGCTGGGACGACATCCGCCGAGCCGAGCACGACCGGGCCTTCATGGTGGCGGGCGCCCTGAAGGCCGACCTGCTCACGGATCTCGCGGCGGCGGTCGACAAGGCCGTGAGCCAGGGCGGCACGCTCGAGGACTTCCGCCGCGACTTCCGCGCCATCGTCGAGCGGCGCGGCTGGCACGGCTGGACGGGGGAAGGTACCAAGGCGGGGGAAGCCTGGAGGACCCGCGTGATCTACCGCACCAACATGGCCGTCTCCTACGCCGCGGGCCGGATGGCGCAGATGGTGGAGGGCAACTTCAAGTACTGGGTCTACCGGCACGGCGGCTCGCGCGAGCCGCGGATCCAGCACCTCGCCTGGGACGGCCTCGCTCTGCCGCCCGACCATCCGTTCTGGCAGACCCATGCGCCCCCGAACGGCTGGGGCTGCAGCTGCTACATCGTGGGCGCCCGCACCGAGGCGGGCATCCGCCGCGTGGGGGGCGATCCGGCCAAGCAGTTGCCCGAGGGCTGGCAGGCGCTCGATGCGCGGACGGGGGCGCCTGCGGGCATCGACAAGGGCTGGGACTACGCGCCCGGCGCCAGCGCCGTGCAGGAGCTGATCGCCATGGCGGCCGAGAAGTCGGTGGGCTGGCCCGCCGGCATCGCCAAGGCGCACATGGCCTCGCTGCCGCCGGGACAGGCGGAGGCCCTGGCTGAAGCCTACCGGGCGCTGCCGTCGCTCGCGCAGGATCTGCGCCGCTGGGCCGAGCGGGTGCAGGGCGAGCGCAATGGCGCCCCGATCTCCGGCCCCGTCCAGATCGAGCCCCTCCGCACGCTGGGCCTTGTGACCCAGAGCGCCGGCCCCGACACGCGGTCCATCGGCGGGATGGACCTGACGGGCGTCGACTTTGCCGTCGCGGCCGAGGATCTGGCGCGGATGCTGGGCGGGGCAGGGGCTCCCTCGGCCGAGGAGATCGCCCGGCTTGCGTCCCTCCTCGACCAGGCGCGCGACGTGCGCGCGGTTCAGGGCTCGGCCGGGCTCTTCGACTGGATCATCCGGACGGAGGCCGAGGAATGGATCGCCCGGTTCGAGCGCCGCGGCGAGAGCCTGTATCTGGTCGATCTCCGCATCTCGGGGGCGGGCCGATGATCCGGGTCGAACTCAAGCAGGATCAGGTCACCGTCGGGCTCGAGGCGCTCGCCCGCCAGCTCGACGACCTGACCCCGGTGATGCGGGAGATCGGGGCGTTCCTCGTCGCCTCGACGAAGGACCGGTTCCAGAAGGGCGAGACGCCGGAGGGCGCGAAGTGGGCGCCGAAGTCGCCGACGACGGTCGCGGCCTATGCCCGCCGCAAGGTCCGCCTCGATCCCCGGCCGCTCTTCGGCGAGACGGGCATGCTGTCGAGCCAGATCGCCATGTTCGCCGGCCCCGCGTCGGTCGAGGTCGGCTCGAACCTCGTCTATGCGGCGGTGATGCAGTTCGGGGCGGGCAAGGGCGCCTTCGGGGCCGACCGGGCCGGCCACCCGATCCCGTGGGGCACCATTCCGGGCCGGCCCTTCCTCGGCCTCTCGCCGACGGACGCGCAGGGCATCCGCGACATCGTGGGCGAGTGGTTGCAGACCGCCGCCACGCCCGAGCCTTGACCGGCTGCGCCGCGGCGCGCAGGGTAAAGCCACCCTCAAACAGCCCGTATACACAGGGCATCCGCATACCCTCGCGGATGTTTTGACGTGGGCAGGGCGGCGATAGTCGCCCCATGACCAAAGCTGCCTCCCATGCCCTTCCGCCGGTCCTGATGGCCGCCCAGGATGCCGATGCGTCCGGGGCGCCCGACTGGGTGCATCTCCTGCCCGCCGGCACCATCGCCACGGCCGACGCCCGTGGCCCTTATCGCCTGGCCGACGCCGGCGGCGTGATCGCCGCCTCCTTCGCCGAGGCCGATCGGCTGCCGATCGACGAGAACCACGCCACCGACCTCGCGGCTCCCCTGGGCCACCCGGCCCCGGCGCGCGGCTGGATCGTGGAGATGCAGGCGCGCGAGGACGGCATCTGGGGCCGGGTCGAATGGACCGACGCGGGCCGCGCGCTGGTGGCCGACCGCGCCTACCGCGCGCTCTCGCCGGTCGTCCTCCACGACAAGGGCAAGACCATCCACCGGATCCTGCGGGCCAGCCTCGTCAACCGTCCCAACCTTCGCGGCCTCGCCGCCCTCAACCAGGAGACCACGATGACGCTCATGGAGCGACTCGCCGAGCTGCTCGGCCTCGACGCGGCCGCGACCGAGGACCAGGTCCTCGCGGCCGTCTCGAAGATGAAGGAGACGCCCGACACGGCGCTCCAGTCCGCGCTGACCGAGATCGGCACGGCGATGGGCGTGGCGGCCGATCAGGCCGCGATCCTCGCCGCGGCCCGTGCCCGCGCCGCCGGGACGGAGCAGATCACCGCCCTTCAGTCCGAGCTGGCGTCGGTCGCGACCGAGCTGCGCACGCTGAAGGAGGCGGGCGCCCAGGCGCGGGCCGAAGCCTTCGTCGATGGCGAGATCAAGCGTGGCCGCGTCGGCGTGAAGCCGCTGCGCGACCATTACGTCGCCATGCACATGGCCGATCCGGCGCGCGTCGAGAAGGAGCTGGGCGCACTGCCGGTCCTCGGCGGCACCGGCACGATCCAGACGGCCGCCCCCGTCCTGAAGGATGGCGAGATCGCGCTGAACGCCGACCAGCTCGCCGCCGCCCGCCTCATCGGCATCGACCCCAAGGCCTATGCGGAGACGCTGAAGGCTGAGGGCCGCACCCAGGAGATCCTCTGATGCCCCCGCTCAGCGCTGACCGGAACACCCCCGCGGCCCTTGGCGACCTCCGCCAGGGCGACGCCGCCGCCTCGACCCTGATCCATGCCGGAGCGCTCGTCATGCGCGACGCCTCGGGCAACATCACCAAGGGCGCGACCGCCACCGGCGGCATCGGCGCCGGCCGCGCCGAGGCGCGCGTCGACAATACCGGCGGCGCCGCCGGCGCGAAGAAGGTGGACTACCGCCCTGGCGTCTTCCGCTTCGCCAACTCGGGCTCCACGGACGCGATCACCAAGGCGGACATCGGCAAGGCCTGCTGGATCGTGGACGACCAGACCGTCGCGCGGACCTCGGCCACCAACACCCGCTCGCGCGCCGGCATCGTCGAGATGGTCGACGAGCTCGGCGTCTGGGTCCGCTTCGACGAGGGCCTGACCCGCGTCGCGACCCCCACCGCTTCCTGAGAGGACTGACCATGCTCATCAACGCCGCGAACCTCGAAGCCCTGCGCGTCGGCTTCAAGACCTCGTTCCAGGGCGGCCTTGGCCAGGCCTCCTCGCAGTATCTGCGCATCGCCACCGTCGTGAACTCGACCCAGAAGGAGCAGAAGTACGGCTGGCTGGGCAAGATCCCGAATGTCCGCGAGTGGATCGGCCCGCGCGTGGTGCAGAACCTCCAGGCCTCGGACTATGCGATCAAGGAGAAGGCGCTGGAACTCACGCTCGGCGTCGACCGCGACGACATCGAGACCGACAACCTCGGGATCTATGCGCCGCTCTTCACCGAGATGGGCTCCTCGACCGGCTCCACCTGGGACCGGCTGGTCTTCGCCGCGCTGAAGGCGGGCTTCACCACGAACTGCTACGACGGCCAGTACTTCTTCGACACCGACCACCCGGTGATCCTGGAAGACGGCAGCATGGGCACCGTCGCCAACACCGACGGCGGCTCGGGCACGCCCTGGTTCCTGCTCGACATCAACCGGGCCGTGAAGCCGATCATCCTGCAGAAGCGCAAGGACTTCGAGTTCGTCGCGAAGGACAAGCCCACCGACGACAACGTCTTCACCAACCGCGAGTTCGTCTACGGGGCCGATGCCCGCGCGAACGTGGGCTACGGCTTCTGGCAGTTCGCCTGGGGCTCGAAGCAGACGCTGAGCGCCGCGAACTATGGCGCGGCCCGCGCCGCGCTCACCGGCATGAAGGGCGACCACGGCCGGCCCCTCGGCCTGATGCCGAACCTCCTCGTCGTGCCGCCGTCGCTCGAAAGCGCCGCCCGCAAGATCCTGAACTCCGAGTACGGGCCGGGCGGCGAGACCAACGAGTGGAAGGGCACGGCCGAACTCCTCGTCTCGCCCTGGCTCGCCTGAGGCTGAGCGATGACCGCGCAGAAACCCACGGGCGCGCGCTCCTCCCGCGCGCGCTCCAAGCCCCCGGAAGCGGGGCAGGCCGGGGCGGCTGACGGCGCCGCCCCGCCGAATACCGAGGGCGCCAAAGACCTCCCCCAGGCGGACGCCGCACGGGACGAGGCGCCGATCACCGCCGCGGGCACGGACGCCGTGGCACCGGCGGGAGGGGAGCCTGCGGCCCCTCCCGCCACCCGACCCGCCGCGACCCTTGTCGTGACGGGCCCCGCCCGGGGCCGCTGGCGCGCCGGCCGTCACTTCACGGCCGAGCCCACCACGATCCCGCACGATCAGCTGACCGAAGAGGATCTCGACCGGCTGCTGGACGATCCCGAGCTGACCGTGCACCCGGTGGCCGCCCCCTATTGAGACAGGCGCGTCGCCGGCAGCTGGCGCGTCTTGAGCCCCCGCAAGGGGCCTGCCCGGCGGCGGGAGACCGCCGCCGGGACCGACCTCCGCCGTGACCCTCGAAGCCCTCTCAGGAGAAGATACCCATGACCACCACCGTCATCGTCAAAGCGAACCACGGCTGGCCCGTCGATGTGACCCCGATCGGCATTGAAACTCGAGCTCTTGGGATGAAGACCCGTGTGGCCCCGAACACGGAGCAGACCTTCTATGCTCATTCCGGCCAGGACCTGCTGATCCACGAAGTGCAGCCGACGGACGTCGATGCCGGCGTTTCCGGCGACTGATCATGACCTACGTCACCCTCTCCGATCTCGCGGCGCGCTATGGCGAGAGCCTGCTCGTGTCGCTGACCGACCGCGGCGAGATCGCCCTCGGCACGATCCAGGCGGAGGTGGTGGACCGGGCGGTCGCCGACACGGGCGCGGTAATCGAGGGGTATCTCTCGGGGCGCTACGCGCTGCCCCTGGCCGCGCCGCAGCCGCTCCTGACCGATGTCGCGGCCGCCATCGCGGTCTGGAAGCTCCATATGTTTGCGCCCGATCCGAAGATCGAGGCCGACTACAAGGGGGCCATGGCGACCCTGCGCGAGATCGCCGCCGGCACGATCCGGCTGGCCGCGGCGGGTGTCGAGGCGGCCGGGACCGGCACGTCGGGCGCGCTGGTGACCGACCGCGAGCGGCCCTTCACCGCCGAGAACCTCAAGGGGTTCATCTGATGATCGAAGGGGTGATCGCCCGGCTGGAGGAGCGGGTGCCCGACCTGCGGGGGCGCACGGCCGCCGCGGCGGATCTGGCGGCGCTGATGGCGGCCAACGCCCTGCCGCAGGCGCCGGTGGCGGCCCATGTCCTGCCGGTTGCGCTGCAGGGGGGCCGCGAGTCCGCCGCCACCGCGCTCTTCATCCAGGACCTCGAGGAGGTGGTGGGCGTGCTTCTCACCTTCCGCGCGGTCGGCCGCACCGGCGGGCAGGAGCTGGCCCGGGTGCGCGACATCATCCGCCAGGTCGTCGAGGCCGTCGCGGGCTGGGGACCGGACGAGGTTCCGGGCGTCTTCCGCCTCGCGCGCGGCGGCATGGTGCGGATGTCGGGCGGCACGCTCGTCTACCAGCTCGACTTCGCGATCACCGACCAGCTGAGGATCAGACCATGACCGATGTCCCGCTTCCCGGCTCGGGCGGCAGCTACCGCCGCGATGCCGACGGCAGCCTGAAGGCCACCGAACCACCCGCCGAGGCCGCCCCTGAAGCCCCCGTAAAACCCGCCGCAAAACGGCCCGTGAAGGAGGCCTGAGATGCCCGTCTTCTGGAAGAACAAGATCCTGCTGGCGAAGATCGAGGCGGCCTACGGCACCGATGCGGCGCCCACGGGGGCGGCGAACGCGGTGCTCGCGACCGACGTCACGCTCTCGCCGATGGAGGGCAACGACGTCGCGCGCAACCTCGACCTGCCGTGGTTCGGCAGCCAGGGCTCGGTGGCGGTCGACCTGCACGCCAAGCTCTCGTTCAAGGTCGAGCTGGCGCCCTCGGGCACCAAGGGCACGCCGCCCGCCTGGGGGCCGCTGCTCAGGGCCTGCGGCATGGCCGAGGTGATCGTCGCCACCACTTCGGTGACCTACAACCCGATCTCCTCGGGCTTCGAGTCGCTCTCGCTGCATCTCTGGGTGGGCGCCACCCAGTACAAGCTGTCCGGCGCCCGCGGCACCTGCACGCTGCGCCTCGGGGCCTCGGCCATCCCCTATCTGGAGTTCGAGTTCACCGGCCTCTTCAGCCAGCCCGCCGAGGGCGCGCGCCCGACGCCGACGCTGACCAGCTGGAAGGCGCCGCGGGTCGCGAGCACGCTCAACACGCCCACCTTCACCATCGCCGGCACCGCGATGGTGCTGCGCAGCTTTGCGCTGGCCATGGGCAATGCGATCGAGCCGCGCTTCCTGATCGGGTCCGAGTCGGTGCTGATCACCGACCACGCCGAGACGATCGAGGCCACGGTGGAGGCGGTGCCTCTGACCACCTTCAACCCCTACGCGCTGGCGGCGACCGGTTCGACCGTGGCGGTGTCGCTCGTCCACGGCACCACCGCCGGCGCCATCGCCACCATCGCCGCGCCCGCCGCCCAGATGCAGCGGCCCGCGGGGCTGGAGAACGCCCAGAACATCGTCGAATGGCCGCTGCGCCTCGTGCCGACCCCCACGGCCGGCAACGACCAGTGGACCCTTGCCCTCACCTGATCCGCCTCAAGGAGCTGCCATGTTTAAGATCGTCGCCGACCCCCGCTTCACCCATGTCGTCCCGGTCCTCGTGCCCGTGGACGGCGGTCACGTCGAGCAGACCTTCCGCGCGACCTTCCGCGTCCTGCCCACGGCCGAGGCCGACCGGCACGAGCTGACCACCACGGCCGGGATGGATGCCTTCCTCCGGGCGATCGTCGTGGGCCTCGAGGACATCGAGGACGAGGAGGGGCGCCCGCTGCCCTACAGCGACGGGCTGCGCGACCGGGTGCTCGACCCGATCTACGTCAAGCTCGCCGTCCTGCGGGCCTACAACGCGGCCCTGGGCAAGGCCCGCGCGGGAAACTGACCTGGGCGGGGCGCGCCTGGGCCACAGGCGCGCTCGCCCGTCCTTCCGATGATGACGATGGGGCGATGGCCGATGCACGGCGCTGGGGGATGGATCTTGAGGACGCGCTCGACCGGGACGACCAGGGCGTCTGGCCCGAGCATGCCGCGGCCGTCGCGGCCTTCCTCGCCATCTCGACCCAGTGGCGCTGGGTGGGGTCCGGCATGGGCGGCGTGATGGCGATCGGGCTCGACTATGCCGGCGCCCGTGCCGGCCTCGCGCTGGCCGGGATCGAGGTCACGGCCGACCTCTGGCACGCGATCACGCTGATCGAGGCGGGGGCGCTTGCGGCCCTGAACGGAGGGGGGCCATGAGCCTGCGCCTCTCCCTCCTGATCGATGCGAACGCGAAGGGCGCGAAGACGGAGCTCGACGCGACGGCCGGCGCCGCGAAGAAGCTGACGACGCAGGTGGACCAGCTCGGCAAGGAGGCGGCCCGGACGCGGACCCAGCTGGGCGGCGTCCAGAACCAGACCGCCCCCCTCGGCCGGGGGATGGAGCTCTCGGCCGGCGCCGTGGGCAACCTCACGGCCCAGTTCAACGACATCGGCATGATGCTGATGGCCGGACAGAACCCGCTGATGCTGGCGGTGCAGCAGGGGACGCAGATCACCCAGGTGATCGGCCCGATGGGCGCGGCCGGCGCGGTGCGGACCCTCGGCGCGGCCTTCATGAGCCTCCTGAGCCCGGTCAACCTGGTCACCCTCGGCGTGATTGCCGGCGGCGCGGCGCTGATCCAGTGGCTCACGGGGGCGTCTGCCGAAGCCCGGACGCTGGAAGACGCGGTCGGCGACCTCTCGGGGCATGTGGATGCGTACGGCAAGGCGAGCCGGCTCGCCCATGCCAGCGCCGCCGAGCTTACCAAGGAGTTCGGCACCCAGGCGGTCGTCATCCGGGAGCTGCTCAAGCAGCTGGCCGAAGTGGAGAAGAGATCGGCCGAGCGGTCGGCGAGGAGCGTTGCGCAGTCGTTGGCCCAGGAGCTGCAGGTCAATATCCCGCGCTACGACATCGGCGATCAGGTGAGACTGGCGGACTTCTTCGACCTGAGCATCTGGTCGCGGCAGGCGCGGGGGGAGATCAACGCGGTCCTGAACGCGCTGTCCGCCCTGGATCGGGCGACCACTCTCGACCAGCAGATCGCGGCCGGTCAGCAGCTCGGCAGAGCCTTCAGAGAGGCCGCCGAGGCTTCAGGAACGATCACCGAGGCCGAAGACGAAATCCTGAAGCGCATCCTGGAGGCGACCCGGGAGGCCGTTCAGTTCAAGGATGAGCAGCTGCGTGCCGGCTTCGCGAGCAGCGGCCTTGCGGACATCATGAAGTCCATCCAGTGGGCGCTGTCTTCGGCTGGCGACACCAACCTTGCCAAGGTCTTCAGCGATGCGAATGGTCCTGCCAACCTGCTCCTGTTCAAGGCCAACGCGATCTGGGCCGCGCTCACTGCGGCGGCCAAGAAGCTGCAGGACATCGAAGGCGACGCGGTCATGTCGCCGCCCGAGCCGCCGCGGATCGACGGCAACCCTGGTGCAAACACCTTCTCGCCGATCCCGGACACGTCCGGCGCGCCATCCCGTTCGCCCCGGCCCCGCAGTGCGCCGTCCTCGATCATCGACTCGGGCTTGCCGCCCGTCACGCGCGGGGCAGGCCGCGGGGGCGGGGTCTCGGCCATCGAGAAGCAGCGCAAGGCGCTCGACGAGCTGCTGCGGCAGGAGCAGCTTGCCCTCGACCTCGCGCGCGAGAGCGATCCGCTCCAGAAGGAGATGATCCGCAACCGCGATGTGCTGGCCGCCGCCACGGATGCCGAGCGCGCCAAGGTCGAGCAGCTGATCGGCGCCCGCATCCGCGAGGAGGAGGCCGCCCGCACCCTGCAGGAGACTTGGGACTTCCTTGGCCAGACCGCCTTCGACGCGCTCGGCGCGATGATCGTCCAGGGCAAGTCGGCCTCCGACGTCATCGCCAGTCTCGCGAGCTCCCTCGCCTCGGCCGCGCTCCAGTCGATGTTTCTGGGCACCGGGCCGCTCGCGGGCTTCTTCGGCACCGCGGCCGGGGGCGGCATCTTCGGGGCGATGGCCGGCGGGGTGAAGAAGGCCGGCGGCGGCCTGATTCAGGGCCCCGGCACCGGCACCTCGGACAGCATCGCCGCCTGGCTCTCGAACGGCGAGTTCGTGATCAACGCGGCCTCGACCGCCGCCTGGCGGCCGGTGCTCGAGGCGATCAACGCCGACCGGTCCGGGTCGCTCATGCGCCAGGCCCCCCGCTTCGCGGCCGGCGGCATGGTCGGCGGTGCCCGTGCGGCCGCTCTTGCCCGGAGTGGCGGGACCGAGCAGCGCCTCGTGGTCGATCTGCGGCTGTCGCAGGATCTCGACGCCCGGATCGAGAGCCGCTCTTCCGAGGTCGCCCTCAACACGGTGCGGGCCGGCCTCGACCAGTTCAACCGCAACGTCCTGCCGGGCCGCGTCCAGCAGATCAACGCCGACCCGAGGAAGAAGGCCTGATGCCGCTCGCGTTCCCCCTCACGCTCGCGCAGTTCATGGACCTGCTGCCGGTGGCGGTCCTGACCTTCGACTGCCCCGAGCAGGTCTTCACCTCGCGCACCGCAGGCGGCGAGATCCTCAGCGCCGACATCGGCCCGCGCCTCTGGCAGGGCACGATCGAGCTGGGGCGGATGACGCCCGAGGAGGCCGCGTCCGTCCTGCCGCTGATCCGGCTCGCGCGCGGGGCGGGGGCGAGCTTCCTCGTGCGCGACCTCTCGCGGCCGGGGCCGCGTCTCGATCCGAAGGGGCTGATCCTCGGCGCGGCGGCCGTGAAGATCGCGTCGGTCGCGGCGAACGCCCGCGAGATCGCGCTGAAGGGCCTGCCCGCGAACTATGCGCTCTCGGCCGGTGATCTGCTGCGCTTCGGCTACGGCTCCTCGCCGGTGCGCTACGCGCTCCACGAGCTGGTGGCGCCGGTCACCGCGAGCGCCTCCGGGGTCACCGGGCTCGTCGAGGTGGTCCCCCCGATCCGGCCGGGCGCGGTCGCGGATGCGGCCGTCACGCTGGTGAACCCCTCCTGCAAGGCGGTGATCGTGCCCGGCAGCTACCAGCCCGGCACGCCCCGGCGCGGGCTGGTCGAGGGCGTGGGCTTTCAGTTCGTGCAGACCCTGAGGTGATCGGATGAGGGATCTCGGTACGGCCGTCGCCACGCTTCTCGCCACCCGGGCCGGCATCCGGGCCCGGCTGCTCGTCTGGATTGCGGCGCGCAACCGGGCGACCGGAACCACCGAGACGCTGGGGCTCTGGAACGGCGAGGACCATGCGGTGCTGACAATCGAGGGCGCGGCCCGGACCTACTACGGCGCGGGCGGGCTGCTCGCGATCGAGCCGGTCGTCACGCAGGTGGGGGTGCAGGTCCGCACCCACCGCGTGAGCCTGTCGCCCGCGGCCCCCGAGGTGCTGCAGGCGATCATGGGCTATGACGCCCGCCTCGCGCCGGTCGAGATCCACCGGGGCCTCTTCGATGCGGCCGGGGCGCCGGTCTCGCCCCCGCACCGCGTGTTCAAGGGCACGGTGGACGGGGTGGAGCTGCCGACGCCGGCGGCGGGCAGCGAGGGCACCGTGAGCCTGACGCTGGCGAGCACCGCGCGGGCGCTGACCCGGGCGCTGCCGACGCGCTACAGCGACGCTTCCATGCAGCTGCGTTCGGGCGACCGGATGTTCCGCTACGCCGACGTCTCGGGCTCGGTGCCGGTCTACTGGGGCGAGAAGAAGGCGGGAGCGGCCAAGAGCTCGCCGGCCTTCGACTCCGTTGTCTTCAAGAGGGATCGCAAATGACCCGGCTGCCCGACTGGCGCCCGCGCCTCGTGAGCTTCGTGGCCGAGGCCGCCCGCCGACCCTTCGCATGGGGACAGCACGACTGCGGGCTCTTCGTGGGCGGGGCGGTGGAGGCGATGACGGGCGAGGATCCCGCGGCCGGCTGGAGGGGGCGTTACACCTCCTTTGAACGGGGGCTTTTGCTGGTCCGCCGCGAGGGCTTCGAGGATCACGTCGGCTGGTATGCCGCCCGCTTCCCCGAGATCCCGCCGCTGATGGCGCAGGTCGGCGACATCGCCGTGGTCGAGGGCGACGGGGGGCGGCCGGCGCTCGGGATCGTGCAGGGGGAGGGGATCTATGTCCTGCAACCCGGGGGCCTTGCGGTGCTGCCGCTGACGCTGGCGCGGAGGGCGTTCCGGGTATGAAACGGCTCTCCCTCGCGCTCCTGCTGCTCGTCGCGCTCGCGGCGCCCGCCCATGCCGGGCCGGTGGCCGCCGCCGTCGGCATGGTCTTCACCGCCATATCGCAGTTTGCGGCCTCGAGCCTGCTGGCCGGCTTCCTCGTCCAGACCGCCTTCTCGGTCGGCCTGTCGATGCTGGCCCGCGCGCTGGGTCCGAAGGTCCGCGAGCCCGGCATCAAGACGCAGGTCACGCAGACCGGCGGGGACACGCCCCAGTCCTTCGTGCTCGGCTGGTCCGCGACCGGCGGGCAGCTGATCGCGCCGCCGATGAGCCACGGGGACAAGAACAGGTACCTCGTCTATGTCGTGGCCCTGGGCGCCATTCCCGGCCAGACGCTGACCCGGCTGATCGTCAACGACGAGGTGGTGCCGATCTCCGCCACGCCGGACGCGGACGGGCTGCGGCCCGTGACCGGCTCCTTCGCCGGCTACGTCCGGGTGCGGATCCACGACGGCAGCCAGACCGCGGCCGATCCCTACCTGCGGTCGAAGTTCGGCGCCGACCCCGACCGGCCCTGGTCGGAGGACATGATCGGCCGCGGCGTCCCCTATGCGATCGTGGAGTTCAAGCACAAGCGCGAGGTCTTCAACAACCTGCCGTCCGTGCGGTTCGAGATCCAGGGCATCCCGCTTTACGACCCCCGCAAGGACAGCACCGCCGGCGGCTCCGGCAGCCAGCGGTGGGCGAGCCCCGCGACCTGGACGCCGACCACGAACCCGATCGTGATGGTCTACAACATCATGCGGGGCATCCGGCTGCCCGACGGCAACCGCTGGGGCGGGGAATGCGCGGCCGGGGATCTGCCGCTGGCCTCCTGGGCCGCCGCGATGAACGAGTGCGACGTGGTGCCTGCCGGCGCCACCGCCGCCCAGTATCGTGCCGGACTGGAGATCTCGGTCGACGAGGAGCCGGCCGATGTGATCGAGGAGCTCCTGAAGGCCTGCTCGGGGCAGATCGTTGACGTGGGCGGGACCTGGAAAGTGCGCGTGGGCGGGCCGGGCCTGCCCGTCCTCTTCATCACCGACGAGGATGTGCTGGCCGATCAGGACCAGGTGCTCGAGCCGTTTCCGGGCCTCTCCGACACCTGGAACGGGGTGCATGCGGCCTATCCCGAGCCCGACAGCCTCTGGGAGGTGAAGGACGCGCCGCCCCGCTACAACGCCGCCTTCGAGGCGGCCGACGGCGGGCGCCGGCTGGTGGCCGACCTGCGCCTGCCCGCGGTGCCCTACCGGGCGCAGGTGCAGCAGCTGATGGAGGGCTGGATCCGCGAGGAGCGCCGGTTCCGCCGGCACCGGCTGGTGCTGCCCCCGGAGGCTGCCGTGCTGGAGCCGCTCGATGCGATCGGCTGGAGCTCGAGCCGGCATGGCTATGCCGCCAAGAGCTTCGAGATCTTCGAGATGTCCGACGATCTCATGACCCTGTCGCAGTCGGTGGGCCTGCGCGAGCGCGACGCGGGCGACTACAACTGGACCGCCTCCGACCTGCTGCCCTCGCCGATCGCGGCGCCCGGCGTCAGCGCGCCGCCGCCGATCACGGTGCCGGCCTTTGCGGCCAGCGCCACCGTGATCCGGAACGCCACGGGGGTGGCGACGCGGCCTGCGATCCTCATGACCTGGACCGGGCAGGAGGCGGAGGACGCGCGTGGCCTGCAGTGGGAGGTCCGGGTGCAGGCGACGGCCGAGACGGTTGCGGCCGGCTCGGTCCTCGCGGTCGCGTCGGGCCGGGCGCTGGTGACGGAAGGCATCCTGCCGGAGACGGCCTACGAGGTCCGCGCCCAGCTGGTCTCGGAGCGCGCGACGGTCTGGAGCGGCTGGATCAGCGTCACGACGCCGCCGGTGGACTATGTCGATCCGGCGTTCGCCGAGCGGCTGGCCGAGCTCGATGCGCAGGCCAAGGCCGCCGCCGATCAGGCGCAGGCCGCGGCGCTGGCGGCCCAAGGAGTGCGCGAGGATCATGACGCGCTGGTGGCGGGGTTCACCGGGACGCTCTCGACTGCGTTTTCGGCGCTGGATGCAGAGCTGCTCGGCATCACGAACGACCTGACCACGTTTGCGAACAACCTGACCACGGTCACAAGCAACCTGAATGCGGTCTACAACTCTGCAAACGGGCAGGTGAAGGCCACGGCTCTGACCGGCTATTACACCAAGACCCAGACCGACAGCGCGATCTCAGCGCAGGTCAGCACCCTCGAGAGCCAGATCCTGTCGGGCGGTCAGGTGCGGGCCACCCTGCTGACGGGCTACTACACCAAGACCCAGACCGACGGCGCCATCTCGGCGGCCAAGACGGAGCTTTCCGCGCGGATCAATGCTCTTGGCCTGCCTTCGGACTTCTCCGAGGGCGGGGCGCGGTGGACCTACTCGATCTCCGGGCCTGTGGAGAACAAGTCCCCCCTCGGCGGCCAGGCCACATTCCCCACCGACCCTTACATGGGCCGCGTTGTCAGGATCCCCGGCAGCATCACGGGTAACTTCCATATCGCGCCCATGGGTTACCTGCCGAACGTGGCGGGGAAAACCTACCGAGCCACGATCAAGGCCCGGCACAACTCCGCCTTCGTTGGGGACAGTGCGAACGCCCTGATTTATTTGGTTCGCAAATATGACAAGGACTTCGCTTACGTCGGTGACATCAGGGCTGCGGCCCTGACGTTCCCTGCGCCGAACAGCATCCG